TACTAATACCAAGTTACGTCTTTTTGTTTTCTTGCAGCACCAGTTCCTTTAACTGGATTGCTATCACCTTTAGCAATATAGCTTTTTCCTCTAAAACTTTTTTCAGATCTAGGGTCAACAACTTTTGCTTGTTCTGGCATAGCAACTTTTTTGCCACCTGTTTTATAGTTCATCATAATAGTTCCTTTTTATCTCTTTGGTTTCATATTGGCAAGTATTAATCTATTTTCATTTGCCATTTCTTGTTTTTCAATAGAAGTGTCGGCTCTAAGGTCTGCTAACTCTTCATTTTGTGCAAGTTTTTTATCAGTGCTAACTTGATCTTGTACAAGTTTAGCTCTTTCAAGTTCTTCTCGCATCTTCATTTCTTGTTGTTTACGATCATTTTCCATTGCACGTAAATCTACTTCACGTGATTTTAGTTTTAATAAAGGATCAGAATCAAATTGTGATGTAATTCTTTTTTCTTCCTTCATAAACTCTTCAGTCATTTCAGCAATTAACACAGCTTTTCTAGCTTCTATTTTCACAGATAATTGTTGTGCTTTCATTTGTGCTTGTTGTTGCAGTTGTGGATTTATCTGTGCTTGTTGTTGCATTACTTGCATTTGTTGGACTTGTTCAGCAAACTCCATTTCAACTTGTTCTTGTCCCATTAAGGAAATATGCTCTAAACAATTTTTTTGAATAGCAATCATGACTGGTGGATTATTTCTAACTAAATTAGTTTCCATAAAGTTTAAGTGAGCTGTCATGTGTGCTTGGTGATCTTGTCCTCTAAACGCTTTAAAAGGTTTCATACTTATTGCATCAATGTGTTCTAACGCTGGATCTTTTGGTTCGCTTGGTGCAGGTGGTGGTAAAATTTTATCTATGTCTTTTACACCTAATGCTTCATACATCTTTCTATAAATTACATACATGTTATGTAATTGTGGATTAGAAGTTGCTAGTTGCAATTCTGTTTGTGCTATTGTTATTCTTTGTGACATTGAAAATATATTAGGGTCAGCTACAGGAATAATATCTATTCTGTCATCAAAATCTGTTAATTTAACATTTCTTTCACCACCAACAACATCATAAGGATATTCAGGTGGTAAATATGTTTTAAATACTTTTGCTAATGTTTTAAATTCTTGCCTCAATGAAGAGTATAATCTTTTGTGAATTGCAGACATGACACGTGATCCACGTTCTAATAATGCAACTGTAGTTCCAACTGCAGCACCTTGATTACCATCTCCAACTTGCATATCAGCGATTGCTGCAAATCTTTGACCTGCTTGTACAACAATACCCATTAATTGTAATAATGTTGGACTTGGTTCTTTGTATGGCAAAGGAAAAAAAGCATCTCTTAGATTACCACCTGGTGCGTCTACATCTTTAAACTCTCCAGGTTGGATTGGCTGTGCTTCATCTTTTATTCTTATTCCTCTTTGTTTAAAACCTGCTGGCAGATTAGATAACGTTCCCGCATCCAAGAGCTGTCTTAAAGCAGAGGTCGCCGTACGCGATAATCCACCAATCATGTGAATCAGACCGAAACCGTAGAACCCCAAACCCGGTAAAAATTTAAAATGAACAAAGTATTCGATCTTTTGTTTTTTTGGATCGTTTTGTTCAAAATTTCTTTTGATTGATAAAACTTCTCTTGATCCTTCATCGATCGTTACAATGTATGGAAGTTTAATTCCTGTTGGTTGTGCGTCTGGTCCAATATCTTCAAAACCTTCAATGTCAAGATTAACATGACACTCTAACAAGGTAAACATTTCTTCTGCCTTACCTGTTTTTTTAGTTCCGTCTAATTCTCTTTCTTTTTTTGTAACTTTATCTTCTGTGTCGGCAGGTTTTGTTAATTCTACATCTTTATAAAAACCATTTACTTGTTGTTTACGTAAAGCGTTTTCTGATATTTTAATTACATGAATAATCGCTTCCGCATCCTCTAATGAGGTAGCAGAATACGGAACGACTAAATCATCTGCCGGAACAAACTTTGATACAGCTCGTCCTAGTAAATCGTCATAATAAACTTTTTTAAATGTTGAACCTGCAAGAGGTAAATGAAATAACATTTGATCAAACTCTGGTTCGTATTCTTTCATAACATCCATAATTTGATAATTCATAAAATCTTTTACTCTTTGTGACTGTTGTTCTTTTGGTTGATCAGTTACACCTAAAATTTGTGTTCTAACTGGTCCCTCAGCCGGTAATAATTCTTTGTATGCTCCTGCTTGAAACTGTGTAACTGCTTCTGCAAGAACAGGGTGTGTTGCACCACTTGCTCCTTGAAAAGGTTCTGCTCTGTTTTGATATTTAAATCCTAAAAGATCTAATCCTTTTATATAACTATCTTCCCATTCTTTTCTTGATGATTTGTAATCTTGATAGTTAGAATGCATGTCAGAACCAATAGGTTGTAAAATGTCATCAGGTAATAGTTCTGCAAGATTGTCAAAATGGTTTTCTGTTCCAGGAATTTTTTTCATACCTGGTGCAAAGTCTAACTCAACGCCACCATCATCTAGTGGTGTTACATCAAAAGGCATATCAGAATCAGTGCCTTGATCTATAAGATCAATTTCCTGTTCTGGTCTTTCAACTTCAACTTTGTTATTTACGTTTGGTAGGGCTTTTTCTATATCGGCCATTTATTTTTCCTTTTGTAATTGTTTTAACCTGTTTTAAGGGAACATTCAACCCTTGTGGATTAGGACCTCTTAAAGGAGGTACTGTTCTAGTTAACTTTTTCATTTTTTATAAACTCTAATATTTCTTCTATATCAATTTCACCTTCCTCAAGATCTTTTAATTTTCCTTCAGCATCAGGGTAGACAGTGGCTTGATCAAATTCATCAGCTGGTTTGCCTTGTGTAGCTTCATCACCTCGTCCTGGTTTATATTCCAACATTTCTCTAGATCTAATTCCATCTTCCCCTGCAGCTAGGTTAGCACCCATGTTAGTTTTTTCAACTCTAATGTCCCCTGTAGCGAGATTTTCATATACGTCATAATCTTTGTATGAGAATACATTTTCTAAATTTTGAGTAGCATTTCTTTTTGTAGTGTCTAAACCTTTCTTTTTAATTATCTCAACCAGATCAAAAAAGTATGGTGGCACTCCTTTTGCAACTTCTGCCGTAGCTTTTTCTGTAACTTTAGTTGCTGTTGCCATCTCATCACCAAATCCTAACATTTTAGCAAGTATAACAGTACCGCCTGCACCTGTCATTTGTAAAAACTGTCTTCTGTCCATACCATTAGCAGTTAATACTGTATCAATTTCTTGGTTTAGTAATTCTTTAGTATCATCATTTACTGGTAATTTTTTTGCTTTAGCGTAAGCTTGTATTAATTTTAAACCAGGAAATATAGGTGCAATTACTTCTGCTCCAAGTGCAGCGGTTTCTGCAACTTTAACAGGTAATGATGAACTACCTCGTGCTACCATTTTCTTTTTTTCTTCATTAATTAATGTGTCAAGGCCTACTAATTTTTCTGTTGATGTTGGAGTTATGTTTTGTAAAAAGTTTTTGAATATTGGACCACCGACAAATCTAACATTGCTATCTGTCGGTGCTTGACCATAATCAAGTATGTCTCCTTCTTTTTCATAAGATGATTTAATTTTAAATAATGGTTTTCTAAGTATATCAGATAATAATTCACCTGTTGCAGGAATAGCTCTTGCACCAAACTCACCAACTCTTAACCCAGCTCTAACTGCCACGTCCGCGTAATATGGAATGTTTTTTGGATTTGCTAAATCTGCAACTTGTTCAATTTTAGGTTTACTATCGTCAAACGTAATTGGTGTATCGTCAATTTCTACATTTTCAATGTTATTAAATTTAAATTCTAGTTCGTTTAAAAAATTGTCACCTTCAAGTTGCGGGTTTGGTGTACCATTGGCAAAATTAATCCTGCCACCATTTGCAAAATCATATAAAGGTGCTGCTGTTGTTTCATCTAATCCTACTTCTTCAAAATCATCTGTCATCTGTGCTAAATCTTTTGCTCGCTCCTGTGCAGCAAATTCTGGATCTACTCTTCTTCTTGCATTGTTAAGTGCTATCTCCGCATCTCCAGATTCAAACGCCATAGCTTTGTCTAATAAATTTAACTCTAAACCTTGTTCTTCAGCAGACTTTACTGCCGTAGAAAGAGCAATAGGTCCTATCACACCATAACCAAGCGGTTTTAAAACTTTGCCTGTTACTTTTGCTGCTTTTCCAATACCCGAAAGAATTTTATCTTTTAAAGGTCTATTTTTTTTTAAAGACGCTACGACATTTTTTAAAGGTTCTGATTTTGTTTGAATTACAAAATTATTTTCTTTTGCAAGTTTTTTTATGTTTGCTTGAGCCTCTGGAGAATAATCTGTAAAATTATTAACAAACTTTTCGGGTTTTAAATTTTTACCAATTTTAATTATAGGAGAGTCTGCTCCTGTTTCTTTTGTAAATCTTTTTGAAATAGTATTAAAATCACTTATTTCTTTTGCAGTTGCAGAATTGGTTTTTATTTTTTTAATTAATGCAGAAAAAGGTTTGTCAATAGTATTAGCTTTTTGTTTATTAATTTTATTTTTAATAACTTGTGTTGCTTCTGTATAACCAGGGGCATCTTCGAATGTAGCTGAAAGACCAACTGCTTCATCTATTACATCCCCTTTACCTTTTATCAAATCACTTAATACTCTTCTTAAATTTACAGTTGTACCTTTTTTAAGATTTAATAAATCATCTCTTATATCAAATTTTAAATCACGTATCGTCCCTTCTTGAAATCCAAAACTACCTGACCTATCAGCAATAGAATCTAAAATTTCTGTTGCTTGATTAACTGAAGGATATTTAAAATTAGGTATGTTTAAATTTTTTCTTGTTCCTGTTTTTAAAACTTCAATGTATTTAGCTACATCATTTTTAGTTTGAGTCATAAAAGTAACACTTTTTGATGCACCTTTACCATAAAGTTGTTCTGATAATTCTTCTATGTCAACGTCAGGATCTAATTTAAATTCTTCATTTAATCTTATCACCGCTTCAAAAGTATTAGTGACTGCTTTTTTAGCTGCTGCTAATCTGCCAGCAGTTTGTCTTACAACCTTACCAGAAATTTTATTTAAATTAGGTATTTCATCTTTTATAAGTTTTTTTATTTTTAATTTATCAAAAACTTCTTTTGACACTGCACTTGAAAGATTTTTAGTATCTCCTTTTATATATTTTAATAAATCTCTTGCTAATTGATCTAGTCCTGAAGAAGCTCCTTGTACTTTACTAGTTTTTGAAAACCATTCTTCAGGAGTAATGTTAGGATTATCTTCAATTACTTTTAATAAGTTTTGTATGTTTTCAAAACTTTTTCCTTTTAATCCTTTTATGTTAAGAGGAAGTGTATTACCTTTAAATAAAAATGTTCCATTACCAAAATTCTGTCTCATTATTCCGCCATTTGCTGCAGGATTACGTTGACCAAATTCAAATATAGCTTGTGGTGTTTTCATTTCGGGTTGTTTAATTTCAGAACCATACTTCATGGTCCCTGGACCAAACTTTTTGTTAATCATGTCCATGACTGCGTCTGACTCTGCACTAGCAAAATACTTCTCACCTAAGTTAGGTGTTTCTACATCATCTAGTTGTCCGGTCACTGGGTTGTATAAATATTTCATTAAATTAATCCACCTTGAGCATTTCCTTTGCTACCTTCAGGAGGTTCAAAGTCCATAAGTTCAATTTGTTGTTTAAAATCTTTATCAATGTAGTCTTGCAATATTTTTTGTTGTTCTTCTGGAGAAAGCGCAAGTATTTTTTCTACCTCTTCATCACTAACATTAAAATCTTTTTTAAATGTTTCTACATTTAATCTAAACTTTGGTTTTGATAATCCGTCAAGTGCTTCGCCGTAAAGATCCATCTGTTGTTTTTGATCTAGGTCATAAAACTCTTTACCAAATCTTTTTTCTGCTAAATTATCTGCAACAAGTTGTGCATCATATTTTCTATCCCCTGCAAATCCTGGTGAAGCATTGTCAATCGCTTCTTCCACGTCTGTCATTTTTTTAACTTTAACACCCTCTTGTGTCCCACCCATAATTGGTTTATTAGGGTCCAATAAGTTTTTTTCTAAGTCATAAACGTTAGAAGGCGCAGATTTTTGCTCATTAATTGTTTTTTGTAAATCTTTTGCTGCATTTTTTGATCTTTGTAGAATTCCTAGGTTATGATTTAAGTTTTGTTTCTGTAAACTGCTTAAATTGTAGTTACCTTCTCTTAAAAAATCAAAAGTTTTTTTCCAATTAGCTTCTTGGTCTGCAATTGACTCAGAAATTAATTTAAAATCAAAATTTTTAACAGATGTAGGGTCTGTAATCTTAGATCCGATTAAAGGAAAGTCGCCAACAGCTTTTCTAGTAAGTGGTTTTAAAATATTTTTTGATACAGCATCAATTCCACCCTTTGGAACATCTTTTCCAATAAGTTCGGCAATCTCTTCTTTAGATTTACCCATGTTTAACAATAATCTTATAATTTCATCCATTAATAATATACCTTAGCCTTATGCTCTGTTGGTTCGTCTTCATAATCTTCAGGGTGTTGGACAAAGCCGCCTTGTCTGAATCGCATAACGGCCTGAGTCATACTATCGACTAAGTCATCATGATCGCCATGTGGAAATGCAGCGCATTCTTCTATGACTTCATCTGCAAAATTTTGTTCTGGCGCCCAAATCATGCCAGATTCAAATAAAGGTGCACATGCATTTACTCTAGAATGTTTATCATTTCCTTTGCTCGGTGTAAAGTTAACAACTGGAATATTCATTTGCCGTAATTCATACGTCAAAGGCATTCCAGATGCCTTAGCTTCAACTATTACAGTCTCAGGTTGCCAGTATTTATACTGTTCAAGCGCTCTTCGACGTAGTTCTGGAAACTCTAAACGTTCTTTAATGGCATCTAATAACATTAAATTAGGTCCAGAGTCATTATCGGGATAAAAAACACCCCATGTTGTTATTGCACTATAATCAGCTGTCTCCTTTTTTAAAAATGCTGTGTCATATGATTGTATTACATGGTGTAAATCAGGTATCCAATCATGATTCCATCTACGCCACCACTCCCGTTTTATAATTGCACCCTCTTCAGACGTAGGTTGTTGCATCCATTGTGCATTCCATTTGCCAACAGGTAGTGTTGCTTTAACTTTTTCTAACTCATCTATGTTCCAATACTCAGGCCACACCGGCTCTTGCTTAGTTCCGTGATCCATGATTGCTGGAAACTCGACCACGTGCCACTGATCTGCTTTAGGTTCTTTTTGTTTTGACACCAACATGCCTGTTAAATCTTTTGTTGACCATCTTGTCATTACACAAACGATCTTGCCGCCTGGTTGTAAACGTTGTCGTGGTCCTGACGTGTACCATTCATAAGCAGACTCCATTGCAGTGTTTGACATTGCATCTTGCTCCGAGTGTGGGTCATCAATAATCAATAAATCCGCACCACGGCCCGTGATTGCACCGCCAACACCAGCTGCAAAGTATTCGCCGCCTTGTGCAGTTTCCCAACGTCCTGCAGCTTGACTATCTTCACGTAAAGTTGTGTCAAAAACTTTTCTGTAATCTTCACTGTCAATTAATGTTTTAGCTTTACGACCAAATCTAACTGCTAATTCTCCTGTGTGCGTTGCTTGAATAATTTTTAATTTTGGATTACGGCCCACCATCCACGCTGGTAGCAAAAAAGATGCAAACTCAGACTTTGTATGTCTAGGTGGCATGTTTACAATTAATCTATTTATTTTACCTTCTGCAAGTTCATTAAATTTTTTTGCAATATGTCTATGGTGCGCGCCTTCAACAAAC